TTAATTTTCAACTCGTATTACACCTATTACAATAGCTATATTAACAATATCTTCACTACTTATTGTGAATAATGGATAGCTTGAATTGTCTGAAACAAGGTCAAATTTATTTTTGTTTTCTGATTGCATTATTCGTTTAACAACTGTACCTCTATCCTTGATAGTTATAACATGAGGGACACCCCATTGAAAAAAACTAAAAGTTTGAATATGTTTACAAGCTAGTATATCACCTCCGTAATATTTAGGTTGCATTGAGGAACCTTTTACAGGTATTAAAAAATCAGCATTAGAAAATTCGGGAATTTTATAATATTCTAAAACGTCATGTTCCATAATGGTAAATTCACCAGTACCAAATCCCGCAATCGCATCAATAGGTATAAGTGGCAACTTCTTTTCTTTTTTATCGGGTTTTGGATAACTCTTAAAAGAAGTTTGGCTTTCTGAATTTACCATCTCTCCAACACCAGTTAAAAGCCAATTAGAATTAATTTCTGGAAACCGATTTATCAAATTTTGAATTGGAGTGATACCTGCATTTGTCCTTTTTTTACATATTTCTGTAATTAATGAAGTACTTACATCAATTTCATTAGCAAAACCCTTGGGAGTATGAACCAGTTTATTTTTTTTTAGCCAACTATAAACTTCTAAAAACCTAACAGTTATATCATTCATATAATTAATTTTACAAAATTCTGTACAAATAATTTTTTATATACAGATTTCTGTATATATTTGCTCCAATAAAAGGAACAAAAAACGCAATGGACAAATGTAAAACAAAAAATACAAAATGGAACACTGAGGTATTAAAAGCTTTGGCTTTAAAATACGATTTTTCCACGAGATACATTAAACAATGTATTACAGGAGAGAGAACTCCAATTTTTGCTGATAGAATTAAAGCAGAGTATAATGAATTAGTAAAAGAATTAAATAAACTATTAAACAATAATAAATTATGAAAACTAAAATAATCCATCACGTGAATAGAGATTTCACACATCAAGTAGTCGAAAAAATTACAACGCTTTTTGGCTATGTGGTAAATAGAACATTGATTACTAAATTTTTATAATACAACAATTTTCTGAGGGTTTTTTTTAATAGCTGTAACTCCCGAGTGGCACACTTCCAGTTTCGAGTACTGGACGGGAACAAATAAAAAATTTATGGAAACACCATACGAGTTTTACGATAATCAATTAGGAGTAAAAATAAGCTACTTAATTACAGATGTAGATAGAAAACATCAAGATAGCTTATGTTTATTTAAGTATAATACATTGTATGTAAAATTACGTTCAAATAAACAATCTTTTCAACGTTTGAACGAAAGAGCGTGCTTTGGTCAAGAAGCATTAATTCTATTTTCATCACTAGACCGTCAAACAAAAGATGCCGTAACTATAAAATTTGGTAATCCAAAAACAGAGGTTAAAAAGAGCTATTTCGCTCAGCATTATCTTGCAGACCGTGAAGCTTTCAATTTTTATTTAGCACATACATACGGTACTGAAAATAAAAAACTGGATTTAAAATATGTTGAGCAATATACTTACAATGCTTCAGTACTAAATACCGTTTTGCTCGTTAAAGATAACCGTAAAAATTATATTAAAGCCCTTGGTGCAACTTCGGTTGATATTTGGCAAAGTCTGTCAAATGATGTAAATGCCTTTCGAGAAGTAGAACATAATTTACCTACGAATAAGGATTCACTTAGACGTAAAGTAACACAATATGCTAAAGATGGCTATTCAAGTGTAATATCGGGTAAGCACAACGTTAAAAATGCATCAAAAGTTACTACTAATGAACAAATGGCATTATTGGATGAACTACTTGCAAAACATACCAATTTAGATAATCAAACGGTTTCTGAAATATATAAAACTATTGCCGAGCGCTTAAATTGGAAATCCATTTCAGCTCAAACGGTCGCCAATCGTAAAACCGAAAGCAACTTGGTAACATTTGCGGGTCGAAATGGGTCGAGTGCCTTGAGTAATAAAGTGCTTATGCAAACTAAAAGAAGCAAACCTACTAAACCTATGTTGTATTGGACTATGGATGGTTGGGATGCTGAACTTTTGTACCAAAAAACATTTGTAGATAAAAAAGGCTATTCCACAACTACTTATCATAACCGATTAACGATGGTTGTAATATTAGATCCTTTTAATAAATACCCTGTTGGATTTGCAATTGGAACACACGAAACTCCCGAACTGATAAAACAGGCAATGCTCAACGCCATATTACATACAAAAGACCTTTTTGGAGCTTATTACAAACCCTACCAGTTGCAATCGGACAATTACGCCATTAAGACGTTAACGCCAATGTATGAAGCGTGTACTAAACACTTCACTCCTGCAAGAGTAAAAAATGCAAAGTCAAAAGTTATTGAGCCTTATTTTGGTTATATCAATAAAAAATATTGTCAAATGTTTGACAATTGGAGCGGTTTCGGGATGGCTTCTGGAAGCAAGAACCAACCTAATGATGAAATGTTAAATAAAATTCGTCATAGCTTTCCAGATGAAGCCGGGTGTCGAGCTCAATTAGAAAGTGTGATAACTGCCGAACGTTCTAAAAAGCAATTGGATTTTATTACAAAATGGCAGGACGTTTCAGACGAATATCGTTTACCATTTAGCCAAGAAAACTTCCTTTTAGCACTTGGAGCCAAAACAGGAAATACAAATAAATTAACAGGAGAAGGCATACGAATGAAAATTGAGGGTCAAGCCGTTTTCTATGACAGTTTTGATTTGAATTTTAGAAAACTTAACCACATTGATTGGCAAGTTCTATACAATCCAAACAATTTGAGTGAAGCGATGGCAATCAGTCCAAATGGTGACCACCGTTTTTTATTAGAACAAAAATACGTTCAACCAATGGCAATTGCCGAACAACAGGAAGGCGATGCAATGGAACGGCAGAGGATTAAAAATTTCAATAAAACAGTAACGAGCTTTATTACTGATGAACGGCAAAATAACCACGAAATTTTACAACCACTTTTACAAAATCCGCTATTAAACGACACTTTGGCAAAGCACTTATTGGTCAATAGCCATGGTCAACACAAAGACCAAAGGAACGAACCTAAAAAACTGATTGCAAATGCCGAAAAGGTTTTGAAAAAGCAAGAAAAGGCAATTGAAAAAGCGAATCAGAAAACGTGGCAAGACGAACAAAACGAGTACATAAAAGAAAAGATTGACCTAACTAAATACCTACAAGTATGATGACACCAGAACAAAAAAACAAGATAGTTGATGCCTTGGAACAGTATCTAACAAAATTTGAAATGTCGGCTAATGTTTTCGTTGATAAAACTGGAATTAATGAATCTTATATTACCAATATGCGAAATAGAAGTTTCAAAATTGGTAAGACTGAAATTAGAGATAATTGGTTTGAAGCTGTAGCCAATAAAATTGGGTTTGAATTACAAAAAAACTATTGGAAAACAGTTTTAACCAATCAAACAACAACTATGCTATCTGTTTTAACCGATGCTAAAGAATATGGCTACACTAATGTAATTATTGGCGAAACGGGAAGCGGCAAAAGCTATACGGCTAAATTATTTGCAGATGTAAACCCGCAACATTTATTCATTATCAAAGTAGGAAGTTCGGACAATTTGAGTGATTTAATTGATAAAATTTTAGATGTGGCTAAAATTCCAACAGCTAAAACCAAATCAAAAAATATTGGTGCAATTGTCAAGTTTTTTCAGAAGCTAAAATTTGAAGGACATAAACCGATGCTCATTTTTGACGAGTGTGAATATGTGAAACAACCCACACTTTGCATGATGAAGGAACTTGTGGACGGTTTGCTAAAAAATTGTGCCATTATCTTAATTGGAACTGACGAACTCATTGATAAACTGGACAAAATGCGAAAACGTAAAAAAGAAGGAATACGTCAGTTTTATAGACGATTGAAATTCACAATTAGAATTTTGCCAAGCATTGATACCACTTTTAAACAGTTTTTAAATGATGTTGAAGATTCAAAATTGAAATCTTTTTTACAACGAAATTGTGAAAACTATGGAGAGCTTCACGATGCCTTAGTTCCTGCAATGCGTGAAGCCGATAGAACTGGCGAGCCATTGACCGAAAGCTTTGTTCGTAAAGTGTTGAATATACCAGAAACAATGTTTGCCTAATGAATAAAAAGACGAAGCCAAAAGCCTTATTAAAAGCGTTAAGTGTCGCCAATATCATTAACCAAGCAGTTCAAAGAATAAAGTTTACAGGCGAATGGTTTCAAGCATTCAAACAACCACAAGATAAAGGGGTTTGGTTTATTTGGGGAGGTTCGGGAAGTGGTAAAAGTACGTTTGTTTTGATGCTCTGCAAAATATTAGCACAATTAGGTTTTAAGGTATTTCTTAATCTGATGGAGGAGGAAATGGACGACACAGATTTTATTGATAGAGTGAATTTGCTCGAAATGAATGAAGTCGAAAAGAATTTTTTAGCACGGAGTTATGTTTATGAAGATTTGGTTATTTATCTAAAAAAGAGGTTAAGTCCAAAAGTAGTTGTTATTGATAGTGCCACTTATTTTTTTGAAAGTTTTGATCAATACAAAGATTTCAAAAAAATGTTTAGTAACAAAATTATAATTATTACAGGTCATGCAAACGGTAAAAACCCACGTTCAAAACTCGAAGAGGATATAATGTACAATGCTAAAATGAAAATATTTGTAAATGGTTATCTCGCTTTATGTAAAGGAAGAACCATTGGCCCAAATGGTGGAAGGTTTATTATTTGGAAAACAGGCTATGAAAATTTAAACGGAGAAACAAATGATTAAGACTATGGATATAAAAGAAAAATTGCAAGAAATTTTTAGTACTGGTTTAGATACTGAAACCGCTACACTCGAAATTTATATGTTATGGTGCGAAACTGTAACTATTACTGCAAGAGAATATCAGCAAGTTTTAGCCAATTCAAAAGTTTGTAACTGGTTTACTTATGAATTAGCAAAACACGAGCTTGAGTATGCAATTTTAAGTAACCATTATCCCGATGCAATACTTCAAGATAAAATGAAGCTTTATGCAAACTGCCTTTATAAACTGTTTTCTCGCTTTCCAAAATCATTACTTATAAAAGCAAAAGCTAGAGAAGTACAACCTAAAACCACAGTAGTAGCTGGAATTAAAATAGAATTTTCAACCTATAACCAAAACTAAAAATGTCAAAACAACAACTAAAAAACAAAATTGCCGACTTGAAACAATGGCTTACTGATAACTCTCCAGAGCACGAAGCAAGACCTAGCATTGAAGCCGATTTAAGAAGAGCTATTGACGAATTAAATTCACTGAGCAATCACAGAACTTTTGAGCGTGATACTTTCGACTTACGAGAACACAACTTTACACCTGCAGATGGAAAATGAAAAAATACGAACCTCCCAAAAGATTAGTACAATTAGGACGGGTTTTGCAATACGACTCCGAACGTCAAGAAATTGGTTTTAGTTCCCTTTTATCAATTGAAAATAGGATTTTGATTAACCAAGAACGAGGCATGATAATGAAAGGAAATTTTGATTATAAGCAATTAATTGACACAAAAATTAATAGCATTTTACTCGAAATAAGAAAAGAAAATTGGAAACCCAAAACCGACATTCAATATGACTAACAAAGAACACAGACGGCGTTACAGGTTACATAAAAAGGTAAGGGAATATGTTAACCTTTTGCCACGCCAAAGAACGATTAGTGTGCCTTACGGATTTGAAACTACTAACAAGTATATCATGGAGCTCATACAACGATTTCACTAATGTACAATTTCATATTCCAATCCCGGACACAAATTCAATTGAAGTAAATGAACCCGAAATACTAACAAATTAAAAATTATTTATATGGACTTAAAAAATTTAACAGCAGAACAACGTAAAGAATTAGCGGCTCAATTGAAGCAAGAAGACCTTCAAGAAAAGCAACGGAAACAAAATGAGACGAAAATACTCCAGGAACTAACTGAAGAAGTCATTGATACCAATATTGATGAATGCTTAAAAGTACAAGAAATTAGTAACGAACACATTTTAAAATTATTTGTTCAAGCCGAAACTATTATTACTGCACGAGCCGAAACGTATGGCAACAAAAAAAGAGACCAAGACTCTCACACTTTAACCAAGCGTGATGGGACGGCTTCTATAAAATTGGGTTGGAATGTTAAACCCACTTTTGATGGTACAGAAACTGAGGGAATTGCTAAAATTAAGCAATACATGACCTCGTTAACAAGTGATGAGGAAAATTCTAAAATAATGATGGAATTTTTGAATGAGTTTTTAAAAACCGATATGCAAGGAAATTACAATCCTAAGCAAGTGCGAAAGCTCAACGAAAAAAGAGATACAGCCAAAAGCGACTTATTTAACGATGGAATGGACATAGTAGAAAAAGCCATTATCGACATTAGAACAAGTCAATTTGTGAGAGGTTACAAAGTGGTGGAGTTTGAACCAGGAGTGAGTAAAAGATTTGAATTTTCATTTAGCATAAAATAATTATGAGTGTAGAACTAAAGAAAGTAAACGAACGTCAATACACAGTTAATGACAAAGTATTGCAATTAGATATGAATAACAATTGGGTTTGTAATGAAGAGCTCACCGTTTATGAAAGTGAAGTTTTTAGAAGGCATTTAGCAACTTTAGAAAGCGAAAATTAAAAAGAATACATCCCGTATAGCTCAATGTTAGAGCATCAAGTTTTTTACTTGAAGGTTATGGTTCGAATCCTTTGCGGGAACAAAATTAAAATACAACAAGATGGCAAAACAAATAGAATTTAATAAAGTAATTGCATTTGACGAAATTATGAAATTACTTCAATTACCTCCAAATACATCGGTTTCAGAAACTATGAAAGCACTTCAAGTTGCACAAAATTTTTTACAAAAAATTCACGATGATGCTTTTGCTCTAGGTTTTGAAACTGGATGTGAAGCTAATAAAAAGATAGATGAGATATGAAAACAGTAAATACTAAAATCCCAACTAAATACAACCCAAAGGGAGCTATTACAACTTTTCAAATAAAACGTATAATGCACAATTGTTCCTACCAAGTGGATACTAAAAACGAGTGGGTTCAATGGGTTACTGGAGATGTAAACCGTACAAGTCTAAAAAGTATTACTCAAGAACAGGCTGTTAAAATTATTAGACAACAAACGGGAAGCCTCTCCTCTGGAGATAATGGGGAGACTGAAAATTGGGGCTATTTTGACAATAATAACAAGCAACATAAAACCATACTTTCTACTTTAATAATGGCTAAAATCACGGTAAAAGATGCACGACACGGATTAGTGGCTGATATGAAAGGTTGGTTTTCCAACTTTTTAAAATCCAATAAATGTCCCGTAAATAAACCGTTAAAGCAAATGACTACAGATGAAGTTTCAAAGATAATTTTTGTACTTGAGCAAGTATTAGAACACAACCATAGCAAACCTAATGGCAAAAAAGTGTAAACATAAAAACAAGGTTATAAGAGTTCTTAAAACCATTGTTACTTGTGAAACTACCGCCACATTTTGTATTGATTGTGGCAAACAATTAACTAAACCTAAAACCTATTTTTAGATGCAAAGACACTTTACAATTAGCACTCCAGTTGCTAAAGACAAAATTAGATTCGTTATAGAATATGAAGTCTTCGGAATTATGTTTTCCACTGAAATTGATGAAGTTGACGAAAATTGTGCAATAGCATATTTTAATAAAATGTATTCATCTGCTAGAATGAATTCAATAAAAGAGAAAGGAAAATGAAAATTGAACTTGAACTATCAAAATTTCAAATTCATTTTATATCTGATAAAATGGAGTTATTTGAAAATGGATTGGAACAACTGAATTGGGTTTTTCAATCCAAAGAAAGAAAATTGGTGCTTTCTATTTGTAGTGATATTTCGGATAAATTTCATAACAAAAGTCGGGCAATTAGAAAGGACAACAAACCTAAAAAAAAGCCTTATAAAGTTACTTTAAAATGGTATGAAGCTTATGCCTTGAATGTGGTGATTTGTTCGACAACTATTAATTCTAAAGACAATGGAGATATTTCGATAGGAAATAATTTACAAATGATAATTCAACAAAAATTATAGTGATGGAACAACTTTCAACATACAGAGCCAAAGGAAATAAAGGCGAACTCGTATTACTGTTTAAATACGATTTAATTGGCAATTTAATGGCATTTGAAGTTTCGGAAAGTGAACTATCACCGGAACAATGGCAATGGTTGTTTTCTGACCGATTTCCAGCACACGAAAGCATTATTTTAAATGTTTGGATGAAAGAGGAATTATACCTGAAGTTTTTTACAATAGTCAAGTCTCCAGCTGATATTTCATTTGAAGCCGCTTGGACTTTATATAATCATAAAATATCCAAACAAGACGCTCAAAAAGCATTCAAGAAAATGTCTGAAGCTGAAATCATACAGTTTTTTGTATCGATACCAAATTACGAAGGCTATTTGAAAAAAACAAAAGTATCTAAAGCCAATATGGAACGCTACATCAACGGTAAGTATTGGGAAAACGAATATCCCGAAATTGTTGGGAAACGAAATTACAATCCTGTTTTAAAGGATTTGGCGAAATTGAAAACGAGTAAATAAATAAATAATTAAACAACAAATAAAATGAATGAAACATTAACAGCCGATAAAGGCAAAGTATTAGAAGCTTACAACAAAGCTAAATCACCACGAAAAGTAATGTTAGAAAATCTTTTCGGAATCAAGACTTTTCATCCCGATGTAAAAGCAAGAATCAAAACTTTTGACGATGTTCTTGCAGAACTACAAATTACACCTAGAGATTTTGCACAACAATGCACCGGCTTATCGGCTGATGAAATTGCATACCGAAAGGTAAAATATATTGTACAAGTTTTCAATGAAGGATGGACGCCCGATTGGTCAAATTCTAATGAGTATAAATATGTGCCTTATTTTAAAATGGGTTCTCCTCCGGGTGGCGGTTTTTCGTGCGGCGCCTGCGGTTTTTGGGGCACGGCTTCGAATGTCGGCTCGCGCCTTTGCTTTAAATCTTCTGATTTAGCAAAACATGCAGGAAAATTGTTCGAGACTATTTACAAAGATTTTTTAACACTTTAATTATAAACAAAATGGACTACACAGAAATTAAAACATTTGAAGACGCTTGTACAGCTTTAAAATTAGACGCTACAACCGTAATTCCCGATTTTTCATTGTTCCCTGAAGCGGACAAATTAGCGATGATTGCACATGCAAAATTAGTATTAATTGCTAAAGCTTTTACAGGCGATTGGGTACCTGATTGGAGCGACTGGAGCCAATACAAGTATTTTCCTTGGTTCGAAATGGGTTCTCCTTCGGGTGGCGGTTTTTCGTCCGACGGCTGCGATTTTTGGACCTCGTATTCGCATGTCGGCTCGCGCCTTTGCTTTCCAACTCGTGAAATGGCAAAATATGCAGGAAAACAATTTGAGGACTTGTACAAAGCCTATTTTGTAAAAGCATAAATAAATAAGGTTGTGTGGTGCCGTTGCTGTAGTTCTCCTTCAGGTGGCAGTTTTTCGTACAACGACTACGATAATTGGAACACGAATTCGAATGTCAGCTCGCACCTGAGCTAAAATATTAAAACATTTTTCGTTGACATCAAATATTTTTATATATTTGTCATGCAAAACATTACCAAGGAGCAATCCTTAAACCATTTTTTTTAACAATAAGCGTTAGCCTCAACACGATGAAGGTGCTAGTGATAGCCCTAACTCATTCCTTGGAATGTTTTGCACATCCGACTTGAGGCTTTCGTGCGTTTAATATTTTCTAGTATGCAAAAAGAAAATCAGAGACCAGTTCAGTCTAAAAATGAGCAAATCATGCATCTGCAAGTAACCGATGGTTTAGCAGTTGCTGTAATTCAAAATTCAAATTTTGAATTTATAATGCCTACAAAAGATGTGGCATTGGGTTATGGAATTTCTGGTGGAACTATCAGAAAACATCAAGAGAGATATAGCGATGATTTTGTAGAAGGAAAGCACTATGTAAAGGGTGCGACTATTAGTCACACCCTTTCAAACGTCCAACCACATGCTGTATTTTGGACAAAAGCAGGAATTATTCGTTTGGGCTTTTTTATCAAAAGTGAAAGAGCCAAACTTTTTAGAGATTGGGCAGAAAGTGTAATTTTAAATTATTCTGCACCAGCTGTACAACTTCCCGAAATTACTAAACGTAAACACAATCGGTTAACACAGGATAGAATGATAGGCATTTTGGCTGATATTGCAAAAATTGATGACAAAGCTTTGCGTTTAAGTTTAATCTCTAAATTAGGAATATCATGATACCAACAAAATACTTTAGTACGAAATCAGAACTAACTGATTTTGCCAAAGCATTTAGAGCAATGCATCCTCTAAATTGGTTTTTGCGAACCACTTTAGAATGCGACCACAAAGTAAACGAACGTAGAAAGTCAATTATTTTGATTGCTGATGAAAAAATAGTGCAACGCCTTACTATTTGTGGCACTTGCAAAAATGCGAATGTTGAACCTAAAAAACTTTAATTATGAACACGTCTCACAACAATCATAGAAACCCTATCGGGTTTAAGGTTACAGATAATAAGTTAATGGTTATAGAAGCTAATAATGAAGAGTCGGAAATTGACCCATTAATCCTACACAATAAAGCAATTTTAAAAATGGCAATAGAAATTCACAACATGATGGAAAAAAGAGCGAAAATGTTTATAAATGACCAACCATTTTTTGATATTGAAGGAAAAAAGATAGTTCCCTTACTAAATAAATTGTACGTCAAATGGTACGAAAAATTTTAAATTATAAAACCACTCATTTATTTGAGCGATTTACTTAGTTTTGATTAACCAATAAAAACAGATAAAGATGAAAAAATTAATAATACTTATCGCTTTATTATTAAGCGGAATTGTTCAATCTCAAAATATAGATTATTTAAAAACATTAAGCAAATGTGATGAAACTTTTGCTCGTAAGTTTTCTGATTCAATTGCTAATAATTGTAAAACAAAGTATCAGTTTTATGGAATTTTAAAAAGTGAAAAAAGAAGTACTTATGTAGTTTTATATGTTCCCGAAACTTTTACTGAAGATGAAAAAAAACAAGTTAAAGATTTTGAAAACTCGAAAGAGTATCAAGATTTTGAGTTTCCAAACTGTTTATCCGTACATTTCTATACATTTAATGATGGCGAAAATAAAAATTTAGAAATTAAAGGAGTTGAAAAATTAAAATTTCATAGTGTAAAGAGTAAATATTTAAACATATTCCCAACTTGGAAAATATTCTTTGATTCTACCGCTGATTTGGAAAATACTTTAAAAGTGTTCTCACCAAGATATGATAACGCTCAAAATAAATTACGGTTTTATTTAAAGAATTATAATGATTTATGGGAGATTAGCAACTGGTCTAACTAACAATAAAACCACTCACTTGAGTGGTTTTTTTATGCGGTAAAAATCGACTTGTAAAATTGTTTTTATTGCAATAATTTTGGCACTATGGCAAACACTAGAGCTAATGGTGTTCAACGGAATAAGCTTTTACGTTATCAAGCAGCTGTTGAAACTTATTTATTACATAAAACTGACGACATTCCTTTTGCAGTAGTGTGGCGAAACTATGTATATCCTAAACACTTTATTAGCAAAGGAACACTTTATACAGCCTTGAGTACTCCAATTAAAAAACAACTAAAGGAAATTGATAATCAAATAAAGTTAGATTTTGATTAAACGTTAGTTGCTTCAAAATTATAAGTTATAAAATATTCTTGAACTCCATCGTCCCGAACGCTTTTTTGCAAATTACTCCGCAACATTTTACTGCAATTTTCTCCAGGACTAAACCCGTGTATTTTTTCGTGGAGCTTTTCACTTAAATCCCAAATAAACCATGCCCGGTCTTTTTGTAATTGTGGAGCTTTGCCACTTGTGTGTGTCAGTTTTAAATTTGCTAAAGTGAATTTAACCGTTATCATTCCATTTTGGCGGTTCTGTGGGTTCTTGGATCTGTCGATACCTAAGTTGGTATAATTTACAGTCGAAATATCAATTAAACAACATGGCCACTTTACGGGCGGTTGATACATATTTAACTGACCCCAATCTTCATCAACATATTGTAGTTCGGTTATTTCGGCTAAAATTCTATCTTGAATATTCTGTAAAATGATTTTCATTTTTGTCTATTTTTTATAATTTCATCACTCAATTTTTTTAAGTTTCTATCTACAATTGTTACAATAGCAGCTCTTAACTGTTTATGGTCTCCAATAAACTGACGTTGTGGAATTGAAATATTTACTTTTCTACTAAATGCCCGGACTTTTTGCACCTTACCTTTAACAGTTCTGTTGAACGCTCGAACATTTTGAGTAGTTTTTATAGTTCCACCTTCGTTATGAATTTTAGCATAGGGAACGTCAAACTGCCATGTAATGGTATTGTTGCTTCTTTTTGAAGTATGAATTCCTTTTCTTAACCTTCCAGTTCCCATTAATAAACCTCGACCAGAATCAGCAATTTTTCGCTCTTTCCATTTTGAGCCAAAAAAACCACCTTGTTCAAAGTTTCTATCAAATAATTCAGTCGCTTTAACTTCAATGTCTTTTAAAGTTTTATCGGTAAATTGCTGAAAATTCATAATTTCTTTTTAAATTCTTTTATAACTATTTTCGCTCCAGCAACTTTAGTATAAGGATGTGATGGAGGGAATACCACTTTTTGTTTACCCGGATTGAACCTAAATATTTCGAGTTTGTTTTTACCGTCCTTTCCTATTTGGCTTGTAGCCAACTCACCTTGTGCAATTGCCTTTTCACTATCACTAGCCTTATAATCTTCTGGCAAAACTTCTACAACTGTACAACGACATCTCCAACCATTAGGAGGCATGAAGCTGTCCCAAAACGTATCGCTTTTGGGTAATGTAGTATCTCGTAATTTATCGTGGCTGTCTCGAACTCTTTTATCTCCTGCAGTACGGTATTGCAAATTATAATCGTTATCAAAATTTGACCATTTATTAGCCATTTGAGACGAAGCAATTGCAAACTGATATTCTGATTCTAAATATTGTCTATTGTACGTTTCATTGATACTTTGAACTTCTTTAAAAAATTGTGGAAATATTTTTATTTTTCCATCACTATTTAATAATAGTTGTGAAGCTTCAAAAAGTTGAGCATGGGTTTTTAGTGCCGAAAAGTAAAAAGTATCATTCTGTAAATTTTCTAAAAGTGTTCCATCAACAACATTATCAATAATTGTTTTATCAAAAATGGCATTGGTATCGTTTATTAAATTTTGAAACTCTTTTGTATTTAGTAAGTCGCTAGTTTTATAAACTTGGTTGGAATGTAACTTTTTAAACGCCTTTTCAGCGGTTTTTAAAAGCTTTTTAAATTTACTTCCAATAGATAAGGAAAGTGCCTCTTTCTCGCTTTTACAAGTCGAACAATTGCAGTCATAAATAAAATGCAATCGCTCATGTAATGCCCCAAAATATTTAGGGCTTAGACGAAAAAATCCGAGTCGAAGTTTAAATTTTGATTGTCTTTTTTAGTAGTATCTTTTGGTGGAGTTGGAGTTGTTCTTATTCCCGTAAGTTTGAAACCAAATGTTTTATTAGCCCATTCTAAATCCATATCATAACCATTTCCTAAAGCTTCATGTGTCATTTTCCAAAGTTGGTCTATGTCTTCACTTTCTGGATAAGAAAAAACCAAGTCGCTTGGTATGATTCCAATATTTGCCAATGCCGGTAAAACTACACTATTCCAATATTGTTCAATCAATGACAAATCACTATCTACAAGGGTTTGTAGCGTTTCTTGCATAGCCGATTCTTTGGAACGTGAACCGTTTTTAGTATCTTGACCCATTACAGCTCCAGAGATTAACATTGAAATTTCATTGTTACAAAAAGTCATCAATTTCTCGTAAACATCTCCAGTTGCTTTAGACGATTCAGCCCATTCAAATTTCTCGTTTTCATCAATGATAAACCAAGCGGCGGCACCCATATCTTTCATCATTCGTTCGGCACGTCTCAACATTGCGATATTTTGCGTGTCCGTTTTCATTACTCTTGGTGGTATTCCTGCTATTTCGCACAATTCCGACCAACAACTTTGAGCAAATCGTTTGAATAAAACGTGAGGCACGGCATTGTTTAAAAGGCCTAATCCTTCGGTATTTCCAAACTCTAAAATGTAAGTACCGTACTCTTTCATTTCACGGTATTTTATAAATTTATCGTCTGAATAGTCCGGATAAAATAAACCTTCCCTTGGTTCAATATTTTGACGTTTAATAATGGTACATCTTAAATCATTATTTGCAGGGTCGCCAATTCGTTCAAGTTCTACAACCGTATGCTCTTTTGTTCTTGTTTCTAAAATACCTTTATTGATTTCATTTACAAAAATTTTGTCTTGTAGAAAAGCCGTTACTTCATCATTCACTTTTCCATTTTTATCTGAAATAATAAATGTAGCACCTAATGATTTTAAAAATCGGTTGTTAATTTGAGAACTCAAAAGTCCATCGATAGTGATTTCATCATATAAATTGTGCAATAAAAACCGTTTTGGTTTTTCTGCTTTTCGTGCCATTGTCAAAGCCGTGTTCCACGAAGCAACATCTTGACGAACTCTCGAAAGGGATTTTTGAGCAATTTGATTAACCAGAAGATTATTAAATTTTGCCGTATTTGGATTTGCCGCTAAAGTGGCTGTTTCTGATTTTTTATTTAAAAACCCGAAAAAGTTATTTTTGTATTTCATTATATATCGTGTTTAAATTTAAGTCTTGAGCCAAAACCAAAAGTGTCAGTTTCACTTTCATTTGCTTCAATACTAATTAGTGGAACATCAGAAAGTGAAACCGTACCTTTTGATAATTTTGTTAGCCACGAAATTGCTCTGTCGTATCGGTCTTTTGCCTGTTCTTGAATAATATCGGCATTGCACAGTTCAATAATATACCATTTGGCAATAGTTTTAGTATGTGCCAAAAGCAATGCGTTTCTTGACGTTCCAGTTGCTAAAAAAATTAGCGACGTATCATACAATGTGTCTGATAAAAAACTTTTTACTTCCTGTACAGCGGCTTCAATAGCTTGTAATACTATTTCATCATTACCTTCAGTTATTTGGTCTATTTGATAACCATAAATTGCACTTGATAAATCTGTTTTGTCTAAAAATGCCATACTTTAAAATTTTCTATTACTAATCGCTCCATAGGCATAACCGCCTTCCATTGGTACAGTTCGGTTTTCTAATAACCAACATGCACCTTCTAACATATCGGGTCCATCCATCATTTTTGCATTTGCTGAAACGCCTAACATTTGACCTTCCATAACTATCATATCGGGATTGTTTTTTTCGTCAATGTTAAAAATCAGATTTCCTTTCGAGTTGATTGGTTCTAACGTTCCCTCAATCCTATCGAACTTATCGCCTTTTTTTCTTTTGTCTTCTGAAATTGGCAAATACATATCAAGTTCAAGATTTACTTTTTTAATTTCCGGTGTTATCACTTGTTCGTAATGTGGTGCCTGGAGTGAATTATTTTCAATCCAAATTCGTTTCACGTCCACATTGTTTTCCTGCAAATATTTATAAGCTTCAAAAAGCCATCCTACAAATTTTGAATTGCCCGTTTGCTTCAACCATATTTTATACAAGTAGCGTTTAGAACCTTTTTTTCCAACCACTCCAACCGATTTATAAGAAGCTTGTTTATTTGGGCCTTTGTCTCTATTTGAAGTTGACGGATCTGCATAAACAATGACTTTATCACACGAGCTTAATTTTGGACATTTGTCCCAATACAATTTTTTGAAAACATCGCCATCAGAAACAGGATTATTATAGTATTCTTTTTGTTGAGCACTCCACGATTGTTTAGAGAGCGACCTATCAATTAAAGCTTCAGTATTTTTTTGTGGCCAAGTACTAACTCCTTTTTTATCTCGAATATTTATGATTTCGTGAATGTCGGCCACTTTTGCCATTTCAGTAATACAGCAATAAAGTGCAATGATATTTCCACAAGCAATCCACAATAAAGAATTGGAAATTGAACGAGTTCCATAAAGAGCTTCTTCCAACCACTTCATTTTATTTTTAACTATGGTCGGATTTCTACATTCCTCATCAGTATCAAAGTCGTCAATTAAAATGGTATCGGGACGTACTTCATCTTTTCGAGTTCCACGAGGACTTTGACCGGCTCCAAGGGCTCGAAACGAAACACCTTTCTTAGTTACAAACTCTCCCGCTTCCCATTGTCCTATGCTTTTTTGTTCGCCATAGTCATTTATAATTCTATCATTGAATTCTAAATTTCCTTTGTAGGGTAATAGAAATCGTTCTGCATTATCATAAGTGCTTGAAACGAATAAAATATTTTTCTTTTTTCCAGTCAAGGCTAGAAAAAGGACTTCCATCATTGTACGTCCCGTTTTTGAAAGTTCACGAGACCAGGAACGAACTTCATACCATTCGGGATTTGCTAAAACTCGCTTTGTTGCCGCAATATGAAATGGAGCAGGTTCTGAACTGTAGAATTTAGGAAAGTAATATTTAAACCATTGTTCCGGGTTTTTTTCCAGTTTTGCAATACGGTTTTGTTTATCAACTGTACTTTCGTTTAAATCAACAGGAGTTGCTTTTCGAGTATTGTCACGAAATTTTTGCCACAGGTCAAAATACTTTTTATCTTCTGCTTTAGCCATTATTTCATTTTAGCAGTTATGAAAACATCAAAAAAATCAGTAATTTTTTTGGCTAATTCTAAATTTTGAGGTCGCACAAATTCAATAAAGTTTCTTGCAACTTCTACTGTGTCGCCTATTGAGGTTTCTGTTTCTAACTTTTTTATTGCAGTCGTAAGTTTTATAATTACATCCGCCTCTTTACTTGTGGCATATTTACCTCTCTGAATGAGTAATTCAAACTGATCAGGTTTTTCATTTGGATCTAATGGATTCGGTCTTTTAGAAATATCTGTATTCAAAAAATCCAATTGGTCGTATAAAAATCCAAGTTGATTTTGCTTTGTGGTTAACAATGATTTTTTCAAACCATCCCATTTACCCACTTTTATCCATTTAGTAAGTGTTGTTTCAGTAACCGAAATACGTCCAGCAATTTCCTTTTGAGTTAATCCACCACCTAAATAAAGTGATTTTGCAAACTCTTTTTCTTGCACTTTTGATAAGCCCATAGTCTCAATTTTATAAGCAAAATTGATGAAGTAATGACGTTTAAAAAAAATACTAACCAAGCTTTGAATAGTTATAAAAAGCCTTTGATTACAAGTGTTCAACCATTGAACACTTATTTTTTTTAGAGTTTTCAAGTAGTAATATTTGTACTCACAAAAAGAAATAATAATAATTCGAGCCAATGAGCAAACCATTTGTTTTTAATGACCAAACTCAAGAAAACAGTTATGGATTTAGAATTCTAACTGCCGGTATAAGTTTGAAGCGGTTTAACAAAAACCCAATGATGTTGGATCAACATTATAACTCGACATCAAGTGTATTAGGCAAATGGCAAAACGTTAAAGTTGAAAAGGATTTGCTTTTGGGCGAACCTGTATTTGACCTCGATGACGAAACTGCTTTAAAAATTTCGGGCAAAGTAGAACGTGAGTTTATTAACTCCTGTTCGATGGGAATCACATTCAAACGTGAAGACTTGAAAATTATCGGTACTGAATTGATAATGGAAAAATGTGAACTTTATGAGTGTTCCATAGTTGCAGTTCCATCAAATGCCAATTCAATTCGCCTTTATGCAGAAAGTGGGGAATTATTAAAAGATGAAGAAGTGAAACAACTTTGTTTATCGCTTCAACCTTTAGAAAATCAAATTTTAGAAATTAAAACAATTGATATGAAAAAAATCACATTATCACTAGCCGTATTGGTGGCTTTAAGTTTTGATAAAACAACTCCCGAGGTGGATGTAGAAACGGTCGAAGCGGCTGTTTTGAAACTATCAAACGAGAATGCTACACTCAAAGCTAAACAGTTGGCACATGAAGCGGCTGCCGAAACCGCTCAAGAAAAAGCAATCGAAGAAATGGTAACACTTGCCATAGTTGAAGGTAGAATTCCTGCGACTAAAAAAGAAGACTTTATTCAACTTGCAAACGCAAATTTTGAATTAGCTAAAAACACAATCGCCTCCATTCCTGCTAAAGTGAATTTAGGTACTCAGATTGTTCCTGGAACAAATACTTCTGTAGCCACAAAAGCAGATTTCCAAAAATTGACTCTTGACGAACAATTGGCTTTCAAAACCAATAATGAGGTTGAGTACAAAAAAATGTTTAACGTAAAATAATAAAATATGCCTGCAAATTTTCCAGAAATTTGGTTAGATCGAGTTATTGAAAATCTTGATAATTCAGACCAAGCGCCCTTTTTTGATGGCGTAGCAGAACTTGATGCCGATGTTACCCAACTAGGAGAAAATACCGCTACTGAATCAAACCTTATTCATATTGCCGCTACTGATTTTGACGTAGATGTTTTAATCAATAACAACACTTACCCTATTCCTGTACAGGTTTATGAGGATGGAACTTTGACATTTTCACTTGACAAGTATCAAACAAAAGTAGTAACCGTTTCTGATGACCAAATCATGGGTGCTTCTTATGATAAAATTGATGTGGTTACAAGAAAAGGAACAAAAGCAATTTTGATCTCAAAATTTGGTAAAGCCGTTCACTCGGTTGCTCCAGTTGAAAACACACCAAAGACGCCTGTTTTTTTTGCAACTGGTGTCAATGGAACGGATGCTCCATTAGTTGGTAAAGCGGGTCGATTGAGATTGACTTATGACGACTTAGTACGCTTTAAAGATGAATGTGATGAAGCAGGATTCCCTGAAGAAGATAGACGTTTGATTTTATGCAATAACCATTGGAACGATTTATTACTTGACCGTAAAAACTTTGGCAATCAATTAGTGGATTATGCTAAAGGAAAACCATCTCCAGTAATTGCAGGGTTTGAGTTATTCAAATATCTAAAAATGCCTAGATATACTGATGTTGGTGTAAAAAGAGCTTATAACTCAATTCCTGCGGGAACGGATAAAATAGCCTCAGTTGCATTTTACAAAGATGGTATTGCGAAAAAAACAGGTTTAACAAAACAGTATTTCGCAAAAGCGGAAACTAACCCTACGGGTCAAACAAATGATTTGGCATACCGTCATTATTTCTTAGCAACTCCTTTTAGAGCGGAGTTCATTGGAGCGATTTTATAGAAACTAAATGGCTCTCGAGATAGAGCCATTTTTTAAAAAAAATGTAAATGCGAGATTTTATCTTACCTATTATTGGAACATTAATTACTGCTTTAATCACTTGGTTTCTTGCTAGACGTAAAAACAATGCAGATGCTAAATCGGCTGAAATTCAAAACGAAATTAAATCGGCTGAATTTTATAGGGGTTTGCTCGATGATGCCACAAAACGGATTAACGAGTTTATAGCGATTATTGAAATTTTGAATACCAAAATTGAAGATAGAGATAAGAAAATTGAGCAAAGAGAATTTGAAAATTTAGAGCTTAAAAAGCATATCGCAGAACTTATGAGTTCAAACGAAACTTTAATTAAAGAGTTGCAAAAATTTAAACAGTTAAACGGAAAGGGCATATAGTATGAGACAAATTATTTATATAGTAATCCATTGTACTGGTGCTCCACAAAACCAAACCATTGCAGTAATTAAATCCTTTTGGAAAAATGTAAAAGGTTGGAAAAATGTAGGCTATCATAAAATTATTGAAGCAGATGGTGCGGTTACAGAGTTAGCGAAGCCTGAAACTATTACTAATGGTGTAGCTGGTAAAAATAGCAAGTCCTATCACATTTGTTACATCGGTGGACAGAAAGGAATTGACAATAGAACGGCAAAGCAAAAGGAGTCTCTTTTAGCAGAAATTAAAAACGCAAAAAAGGCTTTCCCAAATGCGGTTGTTCTTGGTCATAGAGATTTATCCCCCGATTTAAACAATGATGGAATTATACAATCAAATGAATGGACTAAGCTATGTCCAAGTTTTGATGCAAAAACAGAATACAAATCAATTTAAAAACCAATTTATTAAAAATGAAAAATAGTATAATTAGAAGTTTGTTGTCCTTCTTGATTTTGTTTGTTGTTTTGGTAGGAACGCTCACCGCTTGTAAAAGTAAGAGCGTTTTACCACCAACAAAAACCGAAGTTACAAGTACAATAACAATTAAAGAAGTGGTACGAGACACCATTTTTGAAACCAAAAAAGACAGTAGCTATTATAAAGCCTGGTTAGAATGTAAAGACGGTAAAGTTATAATTAAAAACCAACCCAAAACCGCCAAAGGAAAGTACCTGCAACCGCCAAAAGTTATTATAAAAGACAATTATTTGGATGTTGAATGCGAAGCAGAAGCCCAAAAGTTATTTGCTCAATGGAAGGACATTTATAAGAACTCCGAACAAAAAACGGAAACCACAATTCCAGTTGAAGTTGAGAGGAAACTCACATTTTGGCAAAGTTTTCAAATATGGTGTGGTCGAATATTTTTAGTCATTACACTATTTATAATCGCCAAATTTTTAATCAGAATTTATAAACCTATATAGTTATGAAAAACAAAATTTTTAAAGCTAATCCTAAATTGGACTGCTATTTTGAAACAACTGATGGCGAATGTTTTTTCACTGAAAATTCTGCTAAAGACCATGCAAGAAATTTAGAAGATAAAACAGTTAAACCATTTCACAGAGCTAATTATATCGTTGTCGATTCTATTGATGTTAATGATGAAATTTTTGAAACAATTGCTCCAGTTGTTCAAACTGAAGCTTTAAATGAAATCATTGAAATAAAAGCTCCAGTAGAAAATACTGAAGATGTGAATGACGTTACTGAGCAAATTGCAACGATTGAAAAAATTGAAACAATTGTACCAGCTGTTGTAGCTCCAGAAGTTATTAAACCAGTTGAAGTAAATGCAAAAGCCCCTGCAAAAGGAAAAGCTAAAATCACTAAAAAATAAACAATGAATACAGTTTCATTTAATAGACAAGGTGGCGGTTTAGCCAAAAGACTTCCGGGTCAGGATCATATTAGCGGATTAATTGTTTACGGACAGCCGAACGTTAATAAAGACCTACTTATTGAAGCTGAAGGTTTGGCTTCAATTGGAATTACTCCAATATCGCACCCTGTTCTACATTATCACGTATCGGAATATTTCCGAGTTAATCCAGGATCACAATTATACATTGTTTCAGTTCTTGAGAATGACGGACAATTTATTGAAGTTAAGCAATTGCAACAATTTGCTGAAGCAAAAATTAGACAAATTGGAATAGTTGATTTATTAACTCCTTTTGCTGATTTACAAACGGCTTCTACAACCATAAAAGCCTCATTGAATGAATTAGGTAACTTGAGTATGCCTTTAGAGGTAGTTTATTCAATTCACGAAATGACTGCTGCAAACTTAATTGCTTTGCCGGACTTACACACTTTCGACAATGAAAGATTTAGTGTTTGTATTGGTCAAGATGGTGCAGGTCTTGGAAATTATGTTTCTGGAATATTTGGAAAAAAAATTGGAGTAATTGGAGCTACTCTTGGTGCAATTTCAAGAGCTAATGTTCACGAGAGTATTGCATGGGTTGAAAAACAAAATCTTGTTACAAACACCTATCCAAAAGTATTAACAGGAAATGTTGTTGTAGCTCGTGAACTTGACGTTCCAGCATTCATTGACGGTACTATGTTGAACTCATTAACGCCTGCTCAAGTGCAATCGATTAATGATAAAGGATATTTGTTTCTAATAAAACATATCGGCTATACGGGTACTTTCTTCAATGATAGTTATACTAGTACGACTTTAGAAAGTGATTTTGCAACTATCGAAAATAACCGAACCATTGACAAAGCTCAACGTGGAGTTTATGTAAAACTTTTACCGAAAATTTCGGGACCGCTTTATATTGATTCTTTAACTGGTCAAATTAGTGAGGACTCAATTGCTTCTTTAGAAGCTATTGGTTCAATTCCATTGGAACAAATGGAGCGCGATGGAGAGATTAGCGGCTTTAAAATTTACATTAACCCAGAACAAGAAGTTTTAACTACTTCTAGGCTTCAAGTTACATTGAAAATTGTACCTGTTGGAGTGCTTAGAGAGATAGTTGTAAATCTTGGTTTCGCATTACAAGTATAATTATGGATTTTACTCCTTTAATTAATGGTCGTGAATACGGCTGGGCTGATATAGCCGTGAATATTTCGGGAGCCCCTATAATGGGTGTTCGAGCTGTGAAATATGAAGAAGAGCAAGAAAAAGAAAATATTTATGGAGCTGGTAGAAATCCTGTTGCTCGTGGATATGGTCGTGTGAAAACGATGGGTTCAATAACATTGTTATCTGCAACGGTTCTTGCTATGCAAACTGCCGCTCCAAAAGGTAAATTGCACAACATTTCGCCTTTTCCAATTGTAGTGGCTTACCTTCCTGAAGGTGGACTTATCGTCAAACACATTTTAAAAAATTGTGAGTTTAAGAAAACTTCTTTTGATTGGAAAGAAGGCGATATGTCGAAAGATATTGAACTTGAATTGATAATCTCGCATATAGATTAAAATCCTCCCTTAACCCCTCCAAAAGAGGGGAACTTGGAGGAATGAAAGTAATAATTTAAAAACAACATCAAAAATGAATACGGAACAAACAACAGTTTGCGGATTAGATGAAAATCAAATTGCATTATTAAAAAAGAAACACGGCTTTCTTGTAGTCGTAGAAATTAAACAAGGTGATTCAGTCTTGAACGCTATTTTTAAAGAACCCACTTTTGAAGTTCTTGAAGCCACTGGAGCCATAGGCAAAAATTCAGAAATCAAAGGTACAGTTGCACTTTATGAAAACTGTATTATCAAAGCTGATGACGAAATTAACAACCGTGATTTTGCAAAATTAAAAGCTTTAGAAGGTTTGGCACAGCACATGAATTCCTTTTCTGTTGGCGTAAAAAACTTGTAGCCCGTCTGCAAAACGGCGGGGACGATGTGGGAACAATGCAAGGTGATGCCTTAATAATGGCAAACTTTAAAGTAAATCCAAAAGAATTGCAAGTTACCCAATGGGGGGAATATTACGCAAAAGCAATGTGGTTGGAGCGTTGGCGATTAGAAAACCAAGCAGAAATGTTTAGGAATTTATTCGGGGGTTGATTAACGTTTATTCGCTTTATATGTTTTGTTAGCAAAGTTGATTATTGCATACAAAAACCATCCACCAAAAACTACTGGAATTAAAATAGGAATGAAAAGAGCTAAAACAATACTTATTACCATAACGTAAAAAAGAGGTTTTGCGGTGTATTTAAATTTCATTTTTTAAAAATTTTTAGCCTTACAAATATACGAATAAAATGGATAGTATTAATTATAATTTGAATTTCACAAGCAACGGAGGGCAGTTATTTACTACCATTAACTCCGAGCTTCAAAAAGTTCAAAATAATACTGCCAAAACCACTAAAGTGTTTGGAGACTGTTATAAGGCATTAATGTCTGTAAATTTAGCCTCTCAAGGGATTCAACAATTACGTCAAACTTTAGATAGTGTTGTTGCACCAGGAATTGCATTAAATACACAAATGGCAGATTTATCAGCCATTACAGGATTAACTGGTCAAGGTTTAAAAGATATTGAATTAGCCGCTCGTTCAAGTGCTAAAACTTTTGGAACTGATGCTTCACAAAATGTAAATTCTTACAAACTCATACTTTCCCAATTGTCTCCAGAGATTGCAAAAAATTCAGAGGCAATGAAATTGATGGGTAATTATGTAAGTATTTTATCTAAAACAATGGGAGGCGATACCGTAGCGGCTACAAATGTTCTTACCACGGCAATGAACCAATATGGTGTTAGTCTTGATGACCCAATAGCGGCAAGTAAAGTGATGGCCGACATGATGAATGTTATGACGGCTGGAGCTAAAGAAGGTTCTGCTGAATTGCCACAAATTAAAGATGCTTTAGAACAAGTGGGAATGGTTGCCAAAACTACAGGAATTTCATTTGTAACCACAAATGCCGCTATTCAAATGTTGGATAAAGCTGGTAAAAAAGGTTCTGAAGGCGGAGTGGCTTTACGAAATGTTTTAACCACATTATCAGAAGGACGGTTTGCAGGAAAAGATACTACTGCAGGTTTAAAAGCAATGGGAATTTCAACTTTGAAATTAGCAGATGCAAGTATTCCATTAACCGACCGTTTGCGAATGTTAAAACCCGTAATGACTGATACAGCATTAATGACTAAAGTTTTCGGTAAAGAAAATATGGCAGCGGGTATTGCTTTAATTGAAAGTGCGGATGCTCAAGATGAATTAGCCAAAAAGATTACCGGTACGAAAACCGCTGTGGAACAAGCGAATGTTGTAATGGGAAGTTATCAGGAACGAATGAATAGAATGACTGCCACTTTTACGGATTGGAAAATTTCAATATTCAATGTTACTCAAGCTTATTTACCCTACATACAATCAGGTATTAAGGTGTTTGTAACTGGCGGGAAAATAGCAGAAAGTTACATCTCTATGAAAAGTATTATTGAAGCTATGATTCCAAAAATATTTTTAAAAACAGTTGCAACAGAATCTGATACAGTTGCTACAGCAATTAATAGTAATGCAATTAGACAAAATTCATTACAAAAATTAAGAGCTTCGATTGCCTCATCAATATTGACCATTCAAACAAAGTCAATCAATGCACAAATGTTGATTGGTGCTATAATGTCTAGGATACAAGCTAACGGTTTAACTGCTGTAGCAAGGTCATTTACAATAGCTACTATTGGAGCTACTGGTTTTAAAATCGCAATGAATGCTTTAGGAATTGGTTTAGTAATAACGGCGGTTGTAGCACTCGTAGCCGTGTTTAAATATTTATGGGACAACTCCAAACGATTTAGAGAAATTCTATTCGGTATTTGGGAAGCCGCTAAAGCAGTATTTCATAATATAGGAGTGGTTGTAAAACGAGTTTGGGACATGGTTGTCAAGCCTATAATTATGGCTTATTACAGCGTTTTCAAATTTGTATTTACAAAAATTTGGGACTTTATAAAATATGTTTTTAATGGAATTGCAGTCGTGTTTTTTTGGATGCAGGAAGTTGCCATTTCCGTTTTTACAAGTGTACAAGAATTTGTAGTTGGTGTTTTTGATTGGATTGTTGAAAAAGTAACTGGAGCTCTCGCAATTGTTGGTGCTTTTTTTAGTGGCATTTGGGAATGGTTTAGTAGTGTTTTTTCGGGATTTGTCAAATTTATAGACGTGTGGTTGCTTCAACCGATTAAAGAAGCCTTTAATGGTATTTGGAATTTTATTGTAGGAATATTTGAAAAAGTGATGGGTAAACTAACTGGCATTTTTGCACCAATTAAGAAGTTTTTTAAAACCTTGTTTTCAAGTGAAGGAATGACTGATGTCAATGTAGCTTATAATGAGGGAGAGAAAAAAGGGGATGCAAGTTTTGACAAAGACCATCCAAAAGATAAAACTCAAAAAGTAGAAGTTGTTTCTGAGGAAAAAAATGATAAAAACGCCTTTGACGTAACAAAAGGGTTTCAAAATGCAGTTGCACCAACTAAGCCAATAGCAGGAGTTGGAGCCAAAGAAAAAAGAGAAGGCGGTTCTGGAGGCGGTTCGGGTTCAAGAAGTTTAACTATTGGTAAATTAATTGAAAATATGACTTTGCACTTTCACGGTACAGTTAAAGAAAGTAAAGAAAGTATTCGACAGGCTATTACTGAAGCGGTGTTGACTTCTGTAAATGATATAAACCTTACCAACTAATGTTTATAAACTTTCCAGACCCAAAGCAAGCCGCATTGACTTTAGCAAGTCAAGTGATAGTTGCAGGAATGTCGCAAATTTTTGCAGGAAAACCATTTGAAGCAAAAGGCGAAGCTGATGAAATTAAATTTAGTTATTCGGATTATACTGGAGTTCCAACTTTAACAAGTTTGGCACTCCAGTACCAAGGCAAAAGAATTGAATTAATTGAATGTATTATAACTGTAAATCAAGAAAAGTATATTGTTTCAACACCTATGCAAGGTCGAGATGGAACTATCAAAGAATATATAAGCGATGGAGATTTTGCCATAACAATTGATGCTGCTGTTAATAATTATAATGAGAATGATGATGAAAATAGTAAGGCTTACCCAATTGAAAAGTTACAAGAATTAATTTTTTTATTAAAGATAAAAGATGGTTTAGAAGTTCAAAGTGATTTTTTAACCCTATTTGAAATAAAAAACGCTGTTATCAAGTCGTATGGAATGATACAAGAAACACATAGTAATCGGCAGGCGTTTCAAATTCAAATGTTAAGCGACTCGCCTTATGAAATAAAAATTCAACAGGATGCTCAAGTTAGTTAGTGAAATAGTTATCGAAGGTTCTGAAACGTGGAAATTTAGTGCCGTAAATAATATTAATATTATTGAAGACACAAATACATTAACAGACACGTGTGAATTGATATTGCCAAAAAAAATTGATTGGGAAGGTTCAGAAAACTTCACGCTTCCAATAAAAAGAGGTGATAAAATTACGGTTAAGTTAGGTTACAATGGAATTTTAAAAACTCGTTTTACGGGATTTATAAGAACTATTGATACTAAAAACCCGATAAAGATAACTTGTGAAGATGGTATGTTTTTGTTAAAAACGGTTGAAGCAAAAAAGAAAGGTTATGCAAAAATTACCTTGAAACAATTGATAACCGATTTATTAGCTGGTACTGGAATACAGTTTCAATTAATTGATGAAGACATTGTTTTAGGGCCTTATAGAATTACTAAAAATACCGTTGCTGAAGAGTTAAACGAAATTAAAAGGGAGTTTGGTTTACGGGCTTATTTTAGAACAATTCAAGGAGTTTCAAAATTGTATGTAGGTTTTACTTATCCCTTTGACAATAGAAAAACAGAACGCTTCATTTATGGCAAAAATATTATTAATGAAGATTTTGTATATCGTATTGCTGAAGATGTAAAAATAAAGATAAAAGCCATTTCCATTGATGCAAAAAATAAACGAACCGAATATATAACTGGGGACAAGGACGGCGAATTATTCACAGTTTATAAATACAATGTAGGAAAAGATGAGCTAAAACGATTTGCTGAAAGTGAATTGATACGATTTAAAACAACTGGGTTTAAAGGAAGTTTTGAAACTTTTGGAGAGCCATTTGTAAATAAGTGCGACATAGCTTATATCGAAGCTTTAGATGGTAACAAAGGAAGTTTTTTGATTAAAAAATTAGAAGTCAATTTTGGAATGAGTGGTTATAGACAAAAAATTGAAATAGGACAACCGCTAAATTTAGAATAAAATGGATAGTGAAAATAACCTAGCTGAAGCTTTAAAAAACATTACAAAATCAAGTGATGAAGTTTATGCAAAAGTTTGTGAGGTTTTTGAAATTAACCAGGACGAAAAAACAGTAAATGTAAAACCTATTGACGACACGGCCGAAATATTCAACGTTCGTTTACAAGCCGAAAGCGAAACGGGAGGTTTGGTTTTTTATCCAAAAATTGGGAGTATGGTTTTAGTTGTTTTCATTGACAAAAATAATGCGGCTGTTGTCAATACAGGGGGAATTGAAAAATTAGATTTAGTTATAAAAACCGTTCAATTTCTAGTTGACAAAGATGGTTTTTTATTGAAAAAAGAAAATGAAACTTTAAAAATTTTAATTTCAGATTTGATAGCAGCTATTAAAAACTTAAGCTTTATCGTCAATACAACAGGTACGGCTTTAGCTCAAACAGGACAAACAACCACAATTGTTAATCTAGTAGAATTTACAAGCGTCGAAAACAGGTTTAATCAGTTTTTAAAATAGGTTTAAAGTTATGACAGATTTTATTTTAGACGAAAATCAAGATTTAAAAATAGTGGATGGCGATTTTTTTATCGGTAATAGTACCGACCAAAACGTAGAGTTGCTTTTTATAACAACGCCAGGGGAATTAAAAGAACATTTGGAAACTGGTGTAGCAATTAATAGAGCCATTAATGGAAATATAGACCGATTTTTAGACCGAACAATTAGAGTACAAATGGCAGCCGATGGTTATGAAATTGACAAATTACAAATAAGTGAAAAAGGAATTTCAATAGAAGGAAGTTATGAATAATTATTTAGTAAATGAAAATCAAACCTTATTAGATGTATCCGCTCATGTTTATGGTCGTGTAGATTTAGTTATGGCGTTGTCGCTACTAAATGACATTTCAACTACAGAAGTTTTAACAGCCGGGCAAATAATTAAACTGATTGAAGCCCCAATAAATTCATTTGTAAAAAAATCAATTGAAAACAGAAATATAATTCCTGCAACGGCAATTTCACAAAACATAAATATTCCAACGGGACCAACTGGCATCGGTTCAATGATAATAGAAACTAATTTTATAGTAGCATAATGGCAAGAAGTATAGAAAATATTGCAAATGAAATGTTCACGAAAATTTCGACTGACCCTAATTTAGCAGGCTTAAACTCTACAAGTAAGGTTTCTATTTACCGGTTGTTTGTTTTTATTGTTGCGTTTTCTATTTGGGTACTAGAAACCCTCTTCGACACCCACAAAAAAGAAGTTGAAAACATCATAGAAGAAAAGTTTCCCCATCGTCCAAGTTGGTATAGAACCAAAGCCAAAGCTTTTCAATATGGTTACGACCTCATTGAAGATTCGGACAAATACGATAATACAGGACTTACGGACGAAGAAATCGAAGCAGCAAAAATTGTAAAATATTCGGCAGTTACAAAAAATGGTGGTCAATTACTTATTAAAATTGCCTCAGAAACCGACGGTGTTTTAGCACCAATTACGGCACCACAAAAAGTAGCGTATGATGCTTATCAAGAAGAAATAACTGATTGTGGTGTGAAGTATATTGTGATAAACAATCCGCCGGACATTCTGCTTTTGAACTTGCAAATATTTCGTGACCCTTTGGTTATGGATGCAAACGGAATGAACATTTTAACGGGTAAATACTCAGTTCAAGATGCGATTTTAGAATACATGAAGGAACTTCCATTTAACGGCGAATTGGTTCTTTTTGAATTAGAACGCAAATTAAAAGCGGTTGAAGGTGTGAGAATTCCAAATATTGTAAATGCACAAAGTCAAGTGATTGTTCCAGGAACAAATGATTATACAGACCCCCAACCGATAACCGTAAAAACAGTTCCCGAAAGCGGTTATTTCACAGTTCCAAATTTTGACAACGTAAGCTATGTGGTATAAAGTAGATTGGGACAGACTTGTTTTATTGTTGCTGCCGACTTTTTTGCGAAAGCCTAATTTGTTTGGGTATATAAAAGCCCTGTTGTCTCCAGTTGATAGTTTGCACTACAATTGGAAATTAATGCGAGAGGCTAATTTGAATAAATTGAGTTACAACGGTCAAAAATGCTATTTACGAAAAGCATTAAATGACATTGCCGATTTTGAACTTAGACGAATTTACATAAATGAAGTACCCGTATTAGACCCAAATTATTTATATCAACCTGAAGAAAATTTAGACTTCTATCTTGACACGATGTTTTTGGACTTGGACTATTCCGAACAAGGAGAAACGGTAGATTTTGTTGTTTATGTTCCAACCGATGTATTAGAATTAAAAGAAAATGAAATTATTGCTACGCTTGAGTTTTACACCTTAGCAGGCAAAACCTATAAAATTTTGACAATATGAATATCATTAATTTTACGCTGTTAAATGGACTTCCTATGAACCAAATGGTTCTCGGACGTTTGCAAACTGCCTTTAGCTTATTCAACGCCCTTGGTGCAATTGCTGGAGATAAAACAATTATATCGGGTTGTGTGGTTACAGGTTCTAACGTTAGTGATGGAGTTGTCTTTGTCAATGGCGAAGTATTTGAATTTAAAGGCGGGGTTATCCAACCGAAAGTAATTGTCCTTGAAACTGTGACTAACTTGACTTTTAAAAATGACAATTCCTATCCAGTTGTTAAAACCCGACAAATTGCGTTCGGTAGTGGTGTTGGTCAAATGGATTGGGTGGATTTTCAAAGACCAATCGAAACCAAATCAATACCAACCGACCTTGTAACTCGATTGGAAAATTTAGAAAAGAAATCAGCAGTATTTCAAGCAGGAGGCGGCATGGTTCTTTGGAACAAACCCGCTATTAATATTCCTGCAGGTTGGGCGGAAGTTGTCAATTGGCGTGGTAGAATTCCTGTTGGAATGGATGTGACACAAACCGAATTTAACACACTCGGTAAGCAAGGCGGTGCTAAATCTAAAATACTTTCTGAAGCTGAAATGCCAGAACATGGACATAAAATGTTTACAAACGAGGACAGACCCGGAAGCCCGTCAAGTTCAGCAAACCGATTAGCAACTGAGAACCCGGATAATTATGTAGCCGCTCGATGTTCAGATGGAGGCGATAATGATTATTCGCTTACAAAAGCTAGTACAGGCTTAACGCCATCTGCCGGTAATTCTGGTACAAGTGGTTCTGGTCAATCTTTTTCTATTTTAAACCCGTATCGAACTGTTTTATTTATTGAATATATACTATAATTATGGCTACAACTAATAAAAGCATTTTAAAAGTTTGGTTTGAAACTGGCAAAAAGCCAACACAAGAACAATTTTGGGCTTGGATCGATAGTTACCGACACAACAACGAACAAATACCTTTAACGGCAATTGATGAGATTGAACAAATTTTGAACGCAAAAGCGGAAGCCGCTGTACTTACAAATCACTTGACGGATGCAAATGCACATTCAGAATTATTTGCAGATTTTGAATTGAAAAGCAATAAAGGCATCGCAAACGGCTACGTTCCATTAGATGAATTTAGAAAGATTGCTATTGAGTTTTTGAACGTGGTTAATGATTTGGTAACGGGTGGAGCTGATGCCGTTCTAACTGCTGAACAGGGTAAGTTGTTGCAAAATCAAATTAACGGAATTAACTCTTTATTGAGTTCTGACGATGTAAACCTTGACACCGTTCAAGAAATCATTGATGCTATTAAAGAGGTGGAAACATCGCTTGAAACAATATTGGTTAACGACCTCATTACGGGTGGAACTACAAAAGCTTTAACGGCTGAACAAGGTAAAGTGTTGTTCGCAATAACTCAAGATTTAGATGCTAATAAAGTAAGCAAAGTTACAGGCGAACGATTGATTAATGCGGCTGAAATTGTCAAATTAGGCAATCAAAGTGGTATTAATACTGGTGACCAAGATTTAAGCGGCAAACAAGACATCGACAATCAAATATTTGTAGATTCATCAGGATTATTTCAAGATTCGTGGCACGGTAAAATTGTGACGTTTACGGTTTCATCTACTCAAACAGTTCCTGCAGTAGGTTTGCGTGACGGCTTTAAATTTGACGGCATTGTTGACCCAACAATCACAATTACAACCGCAATTACAGCCCCGAAAGCGTGGTACGGTGGTTATGCAGGTGCAACCATTCCTGAGAATAGCATTTTTACGTTTATTCAGAGAAAAGGCGATGTGAATAAGGTTTCAATTTATGGTTTAATGTAATGACAGTTTTAAGAACAACAATATTTGGAAAGATAAAATATAAACCTAACACTTTTATTGGTGGAGTTAGCACAACTATATATACACCGGCATTGTTGGCAACTAAGTTGGGAATTTCTACCTCAAGGATAAAAGTTTTTAAAATTGTTGGTAGCGATATAGAGTTTGCTATAATCAGCGGAAATTATAGCATAGGGACACTAGCGTTTTTTGATAATATAGATGGAATAACCTTTTACAGAGATAAAAGTTCCTTAATAAGTACAGTTGGAGATAGAGCCTTTTTTCAGGAATCGAAAATAGTTAATTATATGTCTGAATTAATTTTAAAAGGCGTAATTTTTATCTTAAGAAAAGCTTTTGAGAGTTATTTTTCAGGCTATATAAGACTAAGATTTGTAGAAATAGATAATTGTATTTCTATTGGAAATGAAGCTTTTAAAGGTCTGACTTACTTAGATATTTTTTATGCACCAAATTGTACAAATTTAGGCACTTCATCTAATAATAATGACGTTTTCAAAAGCTCAAAAGCAGCGGGTTCTGTTTATTATTTCAACCCATATCTAGCAACAAATAGAGCGGGAGCTACTGACGGTGATGTTGCAGATTTAATATCACGAGGAGCGGATGTTAGATTTGTTGCTAATTTCTCTCTCCCAAATTATATAACTGATTTGAATGCGGATCTTATTACAAGTATTTCGGTTAGTATAACATTTTCAATTCCAACTTCGACAAATGCAATTGATTATTATGAGGTATGGTTAAATGGAATCTATTTCCAAAAATTGGTTTCTAATACTGTAACAGGTTTAACTGCTGGAACTTTTTATAAAATAGAATTAAAGGCCGTTGATATATTTTATAACAAATCGGCACTAAGTAATTCAATAACTATAACAACTTTATAACATTAAATGATACAATCAAAAATCCCTTTATTATATGCTATTCGAGATAGTGAAAAAAGAGCAATTATTCTAAAAGTAGTTGTTAGTTGGGTAACTTCTGAAAATGGTGTAACCTATACTGATAATGAATATGCCCTCGTAAACGATACTCGTGAACTTATAGGTACTCAAGAACGTCATCGAACTTGGGACCAGATAAATTCAATGCAAGAATATCTTGCCGCTCAAAAAAACTATTCAAATTTGAATGAAAAGCAAAGAGAATTTGCAAAAGTGCAAGATGCTTTATTAGTTGAAGAACAAACTAAGCCGTCTTATATGTCAACTGCTGATGTTTGGGATTTGAGTAGTTAGGTAAAGTTCCGGGAGGTGGGAACTAAAAAAAGCCCTCCAACAAATTTAAAAAACTTCCGAGGGTATTTTTAAATAGCAACAAAGCCAGCGTTGGAGGACAAAAGTCTTCAATGCTGGCTTTGCTATTTTAAATAATTTACCCTCGGAGGCATGGCAAATATAATATAAATCAATCATCAATCAAAAAACGAATTAAAAAAATGAATTCAGAAAAAAAGAAAACGTACACGTCAGCTCCATTACCTTTTATGGGGCAAAAAAGAAGGTTTTTAAAAGATTTTAAAAACGCTGTAGCCACTTATCCAAGCGATGCCACTTATGTAGATTTATTTGGAGGGAGCGGATTTTTATCCTATTTGACAAAACAAGTCCATCCAAATGCAACTGTAATTTATAATGACTTTGACAATTACCGTGAGAGAATTTCTAACATTGATAAGACTAATCAACTTATTGCAGATTTGAGAGAAATTTTAAAAGGTAGTCCAACTGATAAAAGAATAGTTGGAGATTTTAGAGTAAAGGTTTTAGATAGAGTCAAACTGGAAGACAAGAAAGGCTATGTAGATTATATTACATTGAGTAGCTCTATACTTTTCTCAATGAAATATGTCCAATCTTTTGCGGCATTACAAAAAGAAACTTTATATAATACTTGTCGACAATCAGATTATACCGCTGTAGGTTATTTAGATGGATTAAATGTTGTGGAGCTTGACTACAAAGCATTATTTAATGAATATAAAGACGTTCCCAATGTGGTTTTTTTAGTTGACCCTCCGTATTTGTCAACTGATGTTTCCACTTATAAAAGTTACTGGAAACTTAAAGACTATTTAGATGTTTTACAAGTATTGAATGGAACTAATTATTTTTATTTCACATCTCAAAAGTCCTCAATTATTGAACTTTGTGAATGGATTGAAACGAAAACGCCTTTAAGCAATCCGTTTATTGGAGCTAACAGAATGGAAACAACTAACCCGGTTAACTATTCATCAAAATTTACAGATATAATGCTTTATAAATGGGTTTCAAATGATACAACATTATGAAAATGAGAAAAAAACAAAGAGAGTTTACTAATAGAGAATTAGATATTAATACCATTAAAAAAGATTATGAAAAAATTAAAATACGATTGGCTAAAATCTAATGATTACCCAAAAAGTGAGGATTTAAAAGTATTTGGCACGTTCGTTTGTGGTGGAGGTTCAACCATGGGTTATAAATTAGCAGGTTTTGAACATTTGGGAGGTGTAGAGATTGACAAACGTATGGCAACTATTTACAGAACTAACCACAATCCAAAACATTTTTATTTGGAAGATATTCGAGATTTTAATAAACGAACTGATTTACCCAGTGAGTTGTATAATTTAGATATATTAGACGGTTCGCCACCATGCTCTACATTTTCAATGAGTGGTAATCGTGAAAAAGATTGGGGACGAGAGAAAGTTTTTAAAGAAGGTCAGAAGAAACAAACACTTGACGATTTGGTTTTTGTGTATTGCAAAACAATTGAAAAATTACGTCCAAAAGTAGCAATTTTAGAGAATGTTTGCGGGATAGTAGCAGGTAAAGCAAAGGCTTATACTATTGAAATTTATGAGCGATTAAATGGAATAGGTTATGATGTTCAGATATTCCAACTTAATAGTGCGACTATGGGTGTTCCACAAGCACGAGAAAGGATTTTTTTCATTGCAAGGCGTAAAGATATTGGTTTGCCTAATTTAACGCTTAATTTCAACGAAAAACCAATTTTATTTGGAGATGTAGTTGATAAAGGTTCTACAACCCATAAACGTCTGTGGGATTCAATAGATAAGCGTTGGCCTCATATTGAAGTTGGAGACCAAAGTTTAAAATTTGCCGATGCAAAATATAGAAATTTGAACACTCACAATGCTTTTTTTAGTACAGCGATAATGTATGATAATGCAGTTATGCCAACATTGACAAGTAATGGAACGACGGTTTACTATGATGAAAAACGCAATCTAAATGATAAAGAATACGTTCGTGTGAGTAGTTTTCCTTCAGACTTTGACTTTTGTGGTTCTGACGTTCGTTATGTATGTGGAATGAGTGTTCCACCCTTAATGACAGCCAATATTGCTAATGCAATAAAGACACAATGGTTTAGCTAA